TGCGAAGGTTGCGTCGCCGTACTGCATGCCAGCATTATTTGTTCCCCAATATGCAATATCTGGAATATTTGCGCCAAAATCTATGCCCCCCGCCGGACTAGCCGTGCCTCGAATAGTGCCATCAAACGACACTGTACAATCGGTTGCGTCATATTTAATAACAATATCGTATGTTGTTCCCGCAACAATTTCTCCTGTAGCATCCCAATCTACCGATGTGTCAGAAACACCCCCAACCAAAACGATTAAGGAAATTTGTGTATCGGTTCTCTGGTATGCCAATATCCAATTCGCTGCATCTTTATATATCTGCGCAAAATAAGGAGAATGGGTGCCAAACTTCTTAAAATCCCCAGCCCCATGCCTCGGCGTCCACTTGAACCGAATCTCGCCAGATGTTGCACCAAGTTTGCCTTCGGGAATAGGTTGTGTCAAGGTGTCGTTCCCATCCACACGGATACCTGTCGCCTCAGTTGAGTTAGTAAGTGACGCGGGAGTGGTTGTGATAGAGACAGGGGTGAGGAGGAAGGCGTAGATGTCGTCGGCGTATGACACCGCACCATCCGATGAAATGCCATAGTATTTAGCAAGCGACATTCCCCTCCCAACACCACATATATGTTGCCAAACATTCCCAGCATCTTGTACTCGACTAGACACAACACTATTACTCGCTTGCGCCTGAACTCGACTGGCTCCAGCATTACTTGCATTTATTTCTAGCCCTACACCATAGCCATACGCACCTATTAAAGCATACTCGCCCAACCCTAACGTATACCCCTGTCTTGCATACTCTGCAGCCACAGCCCCTGCGTTAAACTTCATTGAGTGCAATCCGCTGTGAACAATAACTACCTCATCTTCTGTATCTCCAACATCAAGACCCACATTCGACCATCCCACAGGTATTCCAGGGTCTCCAGTAATTTGTATCATATTCGGATTATCAATCAACTGTCTTTGCACTTCCGGTTGATGAATATAACAAGTTTGGCCGGATGCAGTCGTCATGATTTTGATTGTCCATGCTGTACAATCGGCAGCTACACCGTTACGTGCTACAGTAGGAAGTTCCCACGTGATAATACACGGTTCGTTCCCACCCGCGAAATCATAACTGACAATATTCGCGCCATTCGTGTCGTCATAAATCAAAACACGAATATCGTCGTCGGTATCGCTGTCGGCAAGTAGGCGTATGACGTAAGATTGTCCCGCAGTCTCTCCGGTAACAGATTGTTTGATTCCTTCATTCGCAGCGTCAGCTCCAAACACGAGACCCCAATTAAAGAGGCGTGCTCCGGGGGCATCAACCGCCATGTCTTTTGTGTTGTTCCAAGAACCGTTTGTGATTGTACCATCATTACCATTAGCGTTGCTGTCAACCACCGTCGTCCCCACACCTTCTTCCATGCGCCACAGGGACACCGTATCGGCATCATCTGCTGGTGGATTCGTGCGGGATGGTGGTGTGAAGTCAACGCCGTGATTGTAACGGTCGTTGTCGCTGATGCGCATCCAGGCGATGGAGCCATTAAATTTGAGGCTGCTCGATATACCAATTATTAAATCACTAGCACCATCACTTACAACAGCCCCAACTCCGGCATTTTGCGCAGCGTAACTGGACACCCACATGCCATCAACCGCAATATAAACCTTTCTGTCGCCAGCGTCATTGAAAAACACTGCAACGTGATGCCATTTCCCGTCTTTTACAAGCGGCGATGTGAAATAGCTGGACGCATTTGTTGTTGCGCATTTTATATATGTATCAATCTGATTACTTGCTGCCGGAATCCCTAAATACCACCCAGATGTAGGCCATCCCTTTTGTATAATATTACCGGATACGCCTCCGTCGTATTTTATCCAACCGTCAACCATCAATATGTCATCAGCCAAATCATCCAAACTCGCATCACTCCCGCAGTTTATACTCGTCGCCGCGCCATCAAACACCACACTCTTCGGCGTAATCGGAGACCCTTCGGACTCCCAAGACTCAACCCATGTGCCGTTTGTGATTGCACCGTTATTGGCCGCATTAACTTCGGCATTTGCAACGCTGCCAGTGCCATCGTCAAAATTCCATTGCTCTACGGTATTACCATCAACAGCCGGTGGCGCATCAATTGCTGGTGGGATGAAATCGGTTCCATGAGAGTAACGATCGTTATCAGATATACGTGCCCAGGCAAATCCTCCACCAAAGTCGCCACCATCCCCATCAAACTCGAGATTTTCTCCAATATCGGACACGATTGCTCCAACGCAAGCTCCATGAACCGAGTAATCAACTCGCCAAACACCGTCGACCGATATATAAATCTTTCTGTCTCCAGCATCATCAAAAAAGAACGCTAAATGATGCCACTTACCATCAGTTAGTTCTGGAGCGTCAAAATATGATAAAGCATCAGTAGTAGAACCATTAACCCATGCCCCATATCTGTGAGTTGGCCCATATGTATATAACATCCAACCTTGGCTAGTATTACCCTTTCGCAATAACCACGGACTAGCCGAAATATCAACAAGTTTTACCCATGTTTCAACGGTTAACGCACCATCATGTAAATCCTGTAAACTAGCGTTATCTGCACAAGTCACCTTCGTCGATACACCATCAAACTCCAGATATGTTCCCGGTGTCTCGTTGCTTGTCAAGAACGTATCATTCAATACCGCACTAGAATGAGGATGACTCCATGCCTCGCCTTCACCGGTCACTAACGGACCAGGAGTTGCGTTGGTGGGCAAACAAAATGTAACATCCCAACTACCAGTGACTAAGGTGGGGTCTTGACCTGCGCCGGAGTTGTAAATCCGAGCAAGCTCATCGCCATTGCCGACATCATCGCCGTATGTGCCGTCGAATAGAACACGGCGGTACACAGTTAGGCCTTCGATGATGGAATTGGCGTTTCTAGCAAACGAACCCCCAGGGACTCCCCATACCCCTACCTGTAATACCAATGGGGGAGTATCGACTATGGGCGTAACCGTAGTTCCAAATGTATGAATATCATTTACAGTTAGGCATGCATAATTAGTACCGTCAATAGTATTTTTCGAACCTACCCTAACAACAACATGATATGGTGTTCCAGCTACCCAAGAAGATACATCAACAATTGGTCCAGCAAAGCCGTTATTATCCACAATTTTCAGAAAACCGGATACTACAGCAATACTAAATGAAACATTTCCTAATTTAAAAGCCGTATAATACCCACTCCCCGAATCCCACTCCGGGATTATCCAAAATGAAACAGAGAATTGATTCAAATCAATATACTCGTAGAAATTCCCACTTATCTGACCATCATCAGGGTCGATTGTCGTTCTTATATGGTCCCCCCATGCTCCGCCATCATCCCCCTGGACAATCGGCGCTGCCGCAAACACACTACCGGCACGTTTTGCCATACTAGGCGTGAAAGTTGTTAAGGCCGGATTGAATCCAAAGAACGAAGCTCCCCCAGGACCGGCCAACCTGGGTGTTGTTAATGATAAACTATGTCCTATTTGCATTACACCACTCCGTAAATATCGTCTGCGGTTGTAGCCGTAGCATACACCATTTTAACTCGTAATGGATGGGGAATACCAGCGGCCAACACACCCTCTGGGATGGTAAGAATACGGCCACTTAACATCTTCACCGCCAAATCACCGGCAACCCCAATATACACCCCTCGTGTCACAAACTCTATCTCATTTGTGTCATGAGGCGTGATCTCGAAGAAATCATCCCCGGGGGCTTCTTTACTACTAGCTTCAACGAACTTGTCTTTTGCTGTCATTTTATATACTCCTTATACGCCAACCAGATTCTCTATCTGGAAAGAGGTTTCGATTTTTATTGGCAGATCCTCTCCTAAAAGGCTATCGTAGGTACCATCTATCGTCAGATACCTTCGCCCTGGATAATTACCGCCTAAAAGTAGATCATTTCCAGATAATACAATATTAACCGACTCTGCTGGAATCAAGGAAACCGCCTCGCGACCATTGATAAAATTCCCTTGAGCGTCTCTAAGACTCCATGTAAGACCGGTATTTGGGATAATAGGCCCCACCACACCATCCGAAGTTTTCTCAACAAAGTCGGCTTGTATCACATAGGTAGAACCTTCTTGTGCTTTGAATGCTAATTTGCTAGTCATAAGCGGTCCTCCTTATATAGACTATGCTGATACAGCGTCCGGCATACCAATAGCGAACGCGGTTAACGTAAACGGATTCCCGCTTGTTACCACCTGAGACTCATCTAATGAACCGGTGGCCAATAATCGACTGGTAGCACTAGCTTTGACTATAGCCCAGTGCGTTACCGTGCCGTTACCATCTACAGCACCATCAGATATCGCGGCAACAATGGCCTCTCGTCCACCACCAGCTTTATCACTAGGTTCGGCCATACTGAGGCTTGTTTTTTGTCCTAAGCTGTAAGTAGCTGTCGCTTCAGCATAGGTAGCCGGTTCTTGACTGCAAATATGCAACTCTTCGGCATTGTCTTGAATGTCTTGTAGAGCGGCATCCAGTGATGTATCATTAATGTAAGCCATGGTTTACTCCTTGGTATATGTGCTAAAATTAGCTTCGGGTTTATAAAACTTTGTTGTTACGTCCACGTAACTTGCTGTAAATACTGCATCGACGTAACCTACAGTGAATATGATGTCAAGTATTCCCAGTATAGGAAGGAAGGCTGTTCGGCCAACCTCTGGAACAATAGCCACCCCTATAGACGCAAGGGCATGTTCCTGTCGTAAAATAGGAATGTATACCCCGGGGGCTGTGACAATGTCACGTATTGCTAATGAATGTGTTTGCCCTATTGATAAATTCCCAACTACCGATATACTCGCAATCCCAACGGTACTCAAAACATGCGTAGTAGTTAATGACGATGTGTCGACGACCGGAGGCCCAACTACGAGACCTTTTGCTCCTAATATGTCAGTAACGGCCATAGAGGGCTTTGTTATCGACGGAGAACTAGTCGCAACACCAACTCCTGTTAAGTAATATACCGTCCCCGCATGTGCCGTATTTAGAATAGGAGTAGTTAGAACACCGATACTCGTTAAAATATATTCCTGTCCTGCGTCAGGACTACTAACACTCGGAGTAACTGTAATAATACTTCCCAACAACTCATGAGTCTGGGCCACCACTGGACTATCTACAACCGCCTCACTTACAATACCAATTGCCGACAACCCGTGGGTCTGTTCTATAGATACCGTACCCACAACAGGGCCTATCCCAATACCTACCGAAGTCAAAAGACTACCATGACTTATGTCAGGGGCCCCTGTCTCAGGATTCGTTGTAACATCACTAGCATTAAGAATATGCACTTGCGCTATAGAGGCCTCTACTACCGAAGGAATTATTCTGAGGCCAAGTCCAATAAGAACATGTCCTACTGTTAATTCCGGTATGAGCACCCATGGCGGATCTGTCACAATACCGATTCCAGTAAGAATATGGGTTTGGGTAGCGATGGGATTCTCTGCTACTGGGCCAATTACAATCCCCTCAGCAACTAGAACATGGGCCTCTATTTCGAAAGCACCGATGTCGTAGCTAATATTTTGCGGTCTACTCATTCCAACAAAATCGTATGAAGGAATGGTCAGGCCTTCTGCTGTGGCGGTGGTGTGCGCATCTTGCGCATCATTCTCGACATTACCGGCAAGGCGAAAATCATAGGGGCTTGTCGTGACATCTTTAAACATAACCCAGTCGCCGTTTCCTGGATCAGGTTCGTCAATAGCGGTCCTGTTGGTTAAGTTGCCATCATTATCCGTAATTCCCGTAGCCCCAATTGACCCATCACTATCTATAGAGTAACTGACATTAATATGAACCGTCGGATATGCGTAGCGAGCGACCCCTTTTCTAGATGTGATGTCTTCGGCATCCGAATTCCCACCTACATTATTACCCATAACAAGGCTATTATGTATATATACATAGATAGTTTTAGCTGTTGATTTACTATTATATAAACCTATACCATTACTAAGTTGCTCAAACTCTGATCCGTTACCGTATATAACACATGAATTTATTTCGTATATTGTAGTGCCAGAATGAACATCAAGTTGATCAAACCCCACACCCCTACGACTCCAGCCCCAAATCACGCAATTCTCAATAGTTATTGTAGGATTCACTGTATAGTAGGAATATACTCCATCTTGATCAAGCCCGTTCGCACTGGAGGTGATCAAACAATTCTTGATAGTGTTTGTCCCATGATTATTTACACGAACTCCCTCTATCGATGCGCCTGTCCCATTCTGTTTAATCGCTAAGCCATCAATTACACAACCAGTGCCATTTAGTACAAACACATGATCCGCCGCACTAGTGCCACTAACAACTAATCGATAATGATTAGTAGACGTATCCCAATATCCAGGATGAGCTGCATCCGAATCGCCAATCTCTATCGTTATGTCGTCATCCCCAACTACACATGGAACGGTATCATCAACTGTCCACTCCCCTTCGATAGAGATAATATCTCCGGTTGACACAGCAGCTAAAGCCGAATTTAACGTTGAATAATCTCCGCCGGTTTGTTTAACGGTATACGTAGTCATTCGGCCTTACTCCTTACCTACAATTTGGTATTTCTAGGAAGATTAATTAATCCAATAAGATCATTGACAACATTACTGCCACGACTCAAAATGAGGCCAGTCAAAAGTGCTCCAAGATATGGAATCCGCCCTTCAGGCATCCCGAACATCCTGAATATATCAATGGACCAATTGAAAGTAATTAGTACACTAACTACAATACCAAAAGCAAGCGATGCCCAATACTTCCAGGACGTATCTTTTTCTTTAACATTCTTAATAATATTAATAATCGCCTCGACCAATACAGCCGCTACGATAAGTGTTGTGAAAGTTCCCATTTCAATTCTCCTATAGATACAATTGGGGGTCGACAACATGTGGAATATTATACCCACTTGATCCATGTCCCCAATGTTGTACTGTTAAATGTAAATGCGGACCAGTGCTACGTCCACTGCTTCCCGCAAAACCTACTAAACCATGACGTCTAACTAAATCCCCAACCGCACAAGATATAGAATCTAAATGCCCATACCAAGTACGCCAACCATCGGCATGCTTAACAACAACGTAATTTCCATACCCATCAAGATGCACACCAGCTTTGACAATTTCCCCATCCATACAAGACAACACCCGATCCCCAATCTGAGCGTAAAAATCAAGTCCTTCATGCGGACCATAATCTCTCGGAGCGTTGAAAACTGCCCAGTCTTCAAATCTTACCTGCTTTTGTCTATCTATCGGCCACCCGAGAAACCCAACGCTTCAACCTTCTTCAAAATAATAAATTTTCTTTCCTTCTTCCCAGACATAAACTCGTCGAGGCGCTTGTCCGGTCAAAGACTCGGCAGCTTGAACTATTCTTCCAGCCACAAGAACTTCATCAGTAACTACTTGTAAATTTATCCCTGCCAAATTATCACGATTAATCTGTTGCTGGATGCCCGCAGAAGGATTAAGACGTAGCCCACCTTGCCCCGTTACTTGTTTGCTAACAGTTGCTTCCCAAGCCATCTTTTCAAAAACGGTGGGGTGCGGATCAGGTAAAGGATCTGGATTGGTCGGAGCCTCTCCCCCAGGATTCCAATTATTAGCTACCATTTTGGCTAATCGGTTAAGCTCTGGTTGCTCTGTATGGAACGATCCCCACTTCCCGTCATTAGCTGTAAATGTCGTAAAGAGCGCAAAGCCTCTGATACGGTCTTGCTTATAAGCCGCTGTTTTGGCAACATCTACAAGCCACAAACGCACAGCCTCAATGTATAGATCACTATCCCCACCCAAACATTCCGGAGCTCTCCATCCTGTTACTGCGGACTCTAATGGGCCACACTCTGTAAACGCCCACTCTGGTCCGAGCCCCCACTCACGCTCCATAAGATCGAAACGCATCGATGTATGCATTCGCCATCCAGCATCACTACGTTCTTTACGTGTCCACCATTCATACGGATGATACCCGACAATGTTTCCACTGTCTATTGCTAACTCAGCGACACGCCGGGGCATTCCATTACCAGGGGCAGCCTCTCCAATGATCAACTTAATGTCATGTGAGAATGTCGGTCGGTATTCCGTGTTCCAAACGTGCACAGCAGCCTCAGTGGCCGCTATGAGTTCTGCTTTTTCAACCGGATTCTGGGAGTCAGCCCAAATTTCGTTATGCCAACTAACACTATCACAATGTTGTTCAATCTTCTCTCGAAAAGTACCATCAACAAATCCATTGAACCACAGACGGGCAAGACGTTTAGCCTCTTCCCAATCAAACCAACCAGACTCTAAACTTCCTTGGTATGTCTGCCATGGGCCACGAACCATACGATGTGTAGTAAACAGTTTTGGGTTAATTGCCTTAACTGTACTAAACATCTCATACCCACCAGTAGCTTTCACCATTGAGCCATTTGGTAAAAGGTGTAAACAGTCATCCCAATTAGGGACAGTTCTCTGCATGTGTAGCATTTCAAATCTCCTTATCAACAACATTAAAATATTTCTGGATTACGTGAGTATGCGACATACGCATCCATTAAAGCACTCACAGGATCTATCTTGTTCTCGTAACGACGCTTGTATAACTTTCGATTCCCGTTACTATCTTCTAGTACCATACAATTTCCCATAGCATAGGAAAACATCTCTTGATCGAACAATAACAAACGATCTTCCGATAACTTTTTAAGTTCCCCTAAAGGGACAGATTCAGTACGAACCCCTTGTTTAACTACTTCAACCCCATACGGACCATTATTCAATGTCCATAATCTAACAAACACCTCAGCGTTGTATGGATCGTATCCCATAGCCATCACATCAAAATCTCGTCTTTCTATCTCTTCCTCTACAGCTTCATAAACATCCTCAATATTAAGGACACTACCTTCCATTACGAAAAGAGACTTTTCCGCTATGAACTGATCGTATTTAAAACGAAGTGTGCTGGGAAGTAGCTTGTACGTGCGTTCTGATATAAAGTTAATAGACACAACCCCATACCTATCCCCTGTTAAAGGAAATAAGAACGTAAACGAACAGAAATCATCACCTTGCGACAAATCAACCCCGAGGGAGCACTCCATCTTTCCGAAAGTACCAACTTTTCGATGAGGAACGGTCTCTTCGTATGTGAAGAAGTAGGTGTATCCTTCCATAGGAAGGCCGAATCGCTTCGCTAATATATCATTCCTCGCGCTAGGCGCATTCTCAGCTCGTAACACATCCTTATGATACGCCTCATAGGACACCGTTAGTCCAAGGTTTGGTTGCGCCTTCACCCACATATCAGGATCCGATACTTCGCTCACATTATCCAACTTATAGTACCAAATGGACGTATGTGGGTCCTCATAATCACCTTTGAGAATCTTTTGGAGCTCTATCTTTATTTCATCGCCAGCTCCGTTCCTAATTGTACCTTCAGAGCTAACAGCTATAATAAGGTAGTCCTCAAGCTTAGAGGCACCCTGCTCTACAGCTCCAACAACATCCTCACGAATATCACCAGACAACCATTCATCTATAGTGGCAATCTTGGGTCGTAATCCCTGAAGTTTAACAATCGTCATTGGCCGAATCTCTAACAAAGATCCAGTAAGATATGATTCAATACCTCGCTTAGTAGAAGCCAGCATACTCTTGGCATTAGACCGATTTGGAATCAATCCTCTAAACTCTGTAGTAAGAAATGTTAACAAGGGACCCGGATGTCTGGTCATCGCAGTCCTTATAGGACTCATCACTTCTTCTGCCTGCTTCATTGTTGGGGCTGTAGCTATTTGATGAGTCGTCTCTCCGTTGACGATCAAGAAATATGCCTGAATAAAGGCTGCGTACATGGATTTAGCCCCACCTCTAGCCACTATCAGATACTGCTTACTGACTAGTCGCTTTAGGTAATACTCCTCCTCGAAACTACCATCTATATAGATGGTTCGTGATGACCAATAGTACCAGCCGAATAACGCTTCTGCCCACAACTTGAATGAGTCCAGCAAATTCAATTCCGATCCGTCTGTCTTAGTTAGTTCCTTTTCGCAGAAGGCTATGAAGGCTTCTACTGGACGAGGGTCGAAATAGTATTCCGGATTCCTAATTAGAGCATCTATCCGATTCATCTCTAAGGAAATCTCATTGCAAATGGGGAGCTGCCCGCGCATCACTTTGTCTCTGAATTCCCGGTAATATCGAGGAGTCATGACATTCGACGGATACCTGTCCATTACTGTCTCTCCTTACTGTCAAGTTTTATAACTTCTTATCCCCCCACCAATCTATTGGCTGTTTCTTGATATCAGCCAACGGTGTCATGACTCCATGTCTCTTTAATTCACCTATGACCTTGTTTGAAATAACACTTTTCAAAATTTCCTTGCCTGTATTCTCTAAGAGCTTACCGACTCCTCTTGCGCCTTTCTCCATAACAGTTCGATTTCGTACCTTCTCTTTCGCTACCAAATCAATATACTGTTTCTCTAAATTAAGACGCTTAACTCTTTTTTGAAGTACCTCGTCACTGATCGTTTTGATGGAGCTTTTACCTGGAGTCTTACCAACCTTCTTGAGGAATGCTTCTTCTCTACCGCCCCCACTACTTGACCCAGCCCGATCCTTACGAACACCCCACTTCATACCTTTCGTACCATAATGCACTACTACAATATCTTTACTCATACCACCACCTCGTATACTTCGTGCGCAATCCTACCTTCAAGAGTATCGGCATGTTTCTCAAGGGCTTGAGCGATCGTGCCACTCGCAGATGGATCAAAGACCAACTTAGTACGTAAATATACATACGGTTTTACTAAACCGCTCAGTGTCTCTGTAGAGAAAACGGGCCATTCTTCATCAGCATCGACAACAACCTCTTCGAACTCAGAAACCCCCAGTTGTACTAACTGCGATACCGCAGCATTTATATGCATCAATATCTCAAAGTCGAAACCTAGATTATCGACCATAAGACCCAATGCTTGTTTAACGTCAACTAATATAGTATTCATAAATCACCATAGTTTTGTATCTCCCGGCCTTCGCTCTACAAAACTCTCCATTGTGTCAACAGGGAGTCCAAAGTGTATAGCCAAATGAGTTTTATGTGAAACAGTTATCATGTATTCAGGGTTTAGTGCTAATCCGCTATGCCGAAGAATGTCTTTGGGCTTTAAAGGATTCATATGATGCACTATAACTCGTCCACCAATATCATAATCCGAACACCCGAGATCTAAACCAAAATCTCTACTTATAACAGTTTGCCGAATTCTACGCCATTGTGAAGAATTGTAAAAACTTTGATTTAGGTCTCGCATTAACCCAAATGTAAGTTCCGACGGCGGAATATCGGTTCTAAGATAATCGAGCCGTCCTTCAAAAGTTGGTATAACAGCTAATTCAGAGTAAGTCTTTATCATAGTTCCTCCGGTGGTTTATAGCTATAAGTCGTTAAGGCCGCTAAGACCTCAGTGATCATCTCTTTAAGTTGTTCTCCGCTTTGCTCTGAATTAATCTTAGCTTCTATCAATTGGCTCTCTAACTCTAACTTCTTCAATTCTATCGAAGATCGCTGAGACGCAAGCTTAAGAAAATGTGTTAGGACTTGTGAGGACGCCGTCTTGTCTTCTAATTGAGACTGGACTTGAGCGAGAGCAAGTGATGTTAACTTTTTCTCATACGCTTCGTCGTTTATTGGCGGAGTCATCGCTCGTTTAGCCATAGTTCCATCTCCCTTAGGATATCAATTCTAGACATATGAAGGTGTTCTATTACAGTTGCGAGGAGATTTGAAATGCTTTTTCCCATGTCGGAGGAGATACAGGTAGCCAGTAGCATAACACAACAATAATAAAACACCTTCGTATGTCTAAAACATAAATCCTCCACGAGAATCACAACTGTTATAGTAGAAACCCAATATAAGGAGACAATACAACATGAAGCAAGAAGAAAAGAATTCGGATCAAACTGTAAGCCCCATGGATTTGTTAATAGAAAATCACAAAAAACAAATGCATGCGACAAACAAATTATTCGATAGACTTGAAAAACTTGCCTGGACGTTGGCAAAAATCGCCGGACGTAAGGAAGTCTAAAAGAAATAAGCAGAGAACACACCTGCTTAATTCTTTGACCTACGAGAATCACAACTGTTATAGTAGAACAATAATTAGTCAAAAGGAGACACCCATGTTTACCACACCTAGTGAAGCCGCCCTATCGAACAATGAAGATCTGAATGAACTATCCCGCAAATTTAAAGAGGATTTAGCTCGAATAAAAAAAGAGAGCCAAAGACTCGATAGAATCGAGATAGCCATTAAGGTCGGAACGATCATAGTCGGCCTAGGAGCTGTCTGCCTAATCGATAAACACTATTCCAAAAAAGATTAACTTATGTTTATAAATCTTAACACCCAAATCACTGGTGTTAATTTTTTGACCCACGGAAATCACAGGTGTTATAGTAGAACCTGTAATAGTGAATCATAAACAGATTGATGCATGTCTTAATACGACCTCTATTACAGGTTACTATATTTTTTTATTGTCCATATCACTAAGGAGATTTGAAATGATCGAGCAAGCATGGGAACAGATCACTCGCGTAACGGACCACGTTACCAGCATACCCGTAGGAACTGAGGAATACGATCGAACTCTCAATGAATGGAAAACACTCATCGAGATTCAAAATTTAGTATCACCTTCCTACCGAAAAATAGACGACCCAGGAATGAGAAACCTGGCAATCGCTTTCACAGTAATCGGATCAGTCGGAATGGCCAGTGCCATACTGTTGGCATTAAACGCGCAGGCTAAGAAACCTCTGACCCTGAAATTTGAATCCCGTAAAAAATAGGAGAACCGAAAAGATTAAGCAGAAAACACACCTGCTTAATTTTTTGACCGCGAGAATCACAACTGTTATAGTAGAAACCCTAACTAATCTTAAGGAGACAAAAATGTATAAGCAACTCAACCCCAGAATTGACGAACCACGAATCACGATCGAGAGCGATACAACTTTGAAGCACACGATTCGGCTACACCCGAGCCGTCGAATTCAGTTGTTCGTAATCGGCATGATTGTGGTTGGAAGAATTAAAGGTGGATTGAAGAACAAACCACGAATTTGAATCACAAAGAAGTAAAGGACTTCTAAAAACTTAACACCCAAATCACTGGTGTTAATTTTTTTGCCTTTTCAGAGAATATAATCCCAAATTGTTTCCTCGAAAATCCCAGCGGGGAAATTTCGAGGGAGCGACGATAAAGCGAGGGGGGTCATTTCGTGGATACCCCCCCTACTGTAGGTAATCACCACAATAGGGAAGGTATCTACGAATTCC